TTTATTTTAATGAACGGTTTTCCCTCTACTTTACATTCATCCATTAGGTGGAGAAGGTTGTTCTCTCTCAGCTTCTCCTTCATCATGGGCTGGCTGAAAGATTTTCGGGTTTGGAATGATGCAACCCCGATTACTTTATTAAGACCTTCATCCGACATGCGTTTTCTGATCTGGTTAGCGCATTCTTTACTTTCCTGTGCATACTGGTCACGCATTTTTGAGGCGTGTTTGTACGCATCCCGAAGCTCACGGTAACCTTCATCAGCAGAAGCAACACCATCGCCTAACGGGAGATGCTTAAGAGCTTCTGTATCGCCCTCTGTCCCGTCTGGTTGTGGTGGGTCTGCGTTTTCAAGTCTTTTAACAAACTCTCCCTGAGTTTTTATAATTTCGCGGCACAATTCCCAATCAATTGGGGTAGTGACTATAATGCAAGGCTTGGTAAGACTTTGCTTTACCACCAAGAGTAAATAGGTAAAGGGCAAGCCAGCACCAACATAACCTTTAGGGATTCTAAAACAGGCGTAATGATGCATCTGCATCTTCCAATCTTCTGGAATCCCACCCCCTTTCACTTCCCTGAATCGATCATAGGAATCAGTGGTCTTGATCTCACATAAACCTAATTTGTGAGGGTCTCGTCGATCCATGACGATCCCATCAAGATTCATCGTCATCCATTTGTGTACTGGGTGACGATAGGTGGCATTAGGCTTTTGGATGACTACATCCCCAGGATTGCTCCCAGAGAGACGCTGTTCTGCTTCAATGCGTACAGTGTCTTCGTATATCTTCCCAAGCTTTACTGGGTCTTTGTCAGACAGATCAGGAACAGGTGCTAAACCCATTTTCTGACTGTATGAGGCAAACTGCCCACCATATCTACTGACCCCCATAATTGATGCAGCTTCAGACCCTCCAATGTCGTGAGAGTACTGCATCGTTTTTCGGATTTTATCAAAATCCAAATCAGGGTCATCATAGTCAAACTCCAATATAGGAAGCTCAGTGCCTACTATGTCATGGATTTCAGGGTATCCTTCAAGCCATCCAGGTAAATCAGATAGATCCATTTGCTTTCACAGTTTTAGTGTTGATAACATAACCAGCACACAAAGCTTGAGGTGTAACCTCAGGCATTTTGGTTTTGAAGTAATCAAGTATTAGTCTAAATGTACTGGGATACACCGGTAATTTTCGATTGATACACGAAAAAACAGTTGCAGAAACACCGGCTTCTTCTCCTAGATCAGATATGCTCGTGATTTTGAATTTATCACGAAAATCATTGACCATCTCAGGGTTGACTAAATACCTAACCACATGCCCTCCCTCGTCATAACCTTTAGGGACATACTCAAAGTTTCTATGTCTCTTCCACTTACTAGAGGGAGTGATTAAAGCATCTTCGAACAATTCCATTTGCTCTTGATACTCTTGCGGAACTTCTGGGAATGGCACTTCTTCCCCCTTTTCGAGAGCTTTTAAACAAGACTCCAAGTCCACATTAAGCCTGCTCTCTTCTTTGTTAAGCTCCGACCACATGTTGTCCAACTCAACTTTATCGCCTAATATTTTTGTGTACCTTTCATAAAAGGCTTTGTATTGAGCAGGTGGCAGTAACAACAACTTTTCAGCCATATTTCTAGCTATAGTTTCCATAATAACTCCTATGTGAATGGGGGACTCCATGTCCCCCTAATGTTAGAACGGGAGTTCGTCTTCGAACTTCCCAGTTGTGATAAAGTTTTTGATGTATCGTGGAAGGTTACTCACCCTCCATTTAAGCCAAGTTTTGAAGTCACTCCATCGAGCACGAATTGGATGTTTATCTCTCCATTTCATGTCTTCTTCGTAATACCAATCCATGGCTTCGTCGATTGAAAGGTCATCATCATACATTATGTAAGTATTGTTTACAATGGTTAATTAAATATTATGCCCTGCAACTGGCAGGAACACATGCTCACCAGGGAACTGTGCATTCCATTGCGGATTCCACTGGGTTGCTACCCACATGATTGGGTAGTCTTGTTCTTCAATCGGCATAGCACCCATGTCCGTAAGGAACATGACACACGCAGGGACATCATCCTCACCTCCATCTTCGACTACTCTATTGATGTAATCGATAGGAGCCTGAAAACAAGTCCCACCATTACCATGCCTTTCCCATTTGATGGGCATGTCATTTTTTGTGTAGTTCGTAACAGACAAGACTTCGTGATCAAACTGAATCACGACAATTTCAAGGTCATCTACTGGATGGTGTACAATGACATCCTCGAATACCTTGAAGAAAACCCTGTCTTCACGAACAGAAACAGACCCAGACATATCTCCGCAGATATAAATCTTGCCCATCTCCATACCTCCTAAGCTCGGCAAATACCATTTGCGATTATATTGAAGTAACCGCTTTTTAGGCTTTGCCCAATCAGGCTCAGATTTGGCTGGACGCTCCATGAACTCTTTCAAGACTTCGTACACATCAATAGGGGCTTTTCTTACAGCCTCTACAGCACGTATCGTCTTAACAGAGCCTTGTCCATGCATCTTAGCACCTTCAGTTGCACGAACGACTACGCTAGTCCAATTATCGAACTCTTCCTGATAATCCTCAGGCTCAACGACTGATTCTTCAGGAACATATTCGTAGTCTTCAATTTCCATGGCTTCTTGAGGCTCCCCAGCATCAGATTGCTCGTCAGCTTTCTGCTCTTCTTCCTTCTTCGACAGCTCCTTGACATCAGGTGGGGCGTCATGCACTTCACCACTATACTTTGAGGAGTCTTCGAAAAGCTCATCAATGATCTCTTCTTCGGACTTTGCCTGCTGAGTATTGTCTTGGGACTGCCCACCTCCTGGTTGGCTCTGATTCCCACTCTGTCGTGGATCTTTCCCCTGCTTAATCTCTGAGAGCAAGATGTCGTATATCTCCTCTGCTGTAAGCTTGAAGAATCGCTCATCCAACAACGCATCCTTAGGAACGTCAAAGCCTTCCTGATAAAGCAAAGCGTTGTCAGCATAGTCACAAGCTACATTCCAAAGCTTGTGGTCACGATTACCACGACGTATGTGGTGTAAGAGCATAGGATGGTTGATCTCGTGCATGAGAAAGAAATCTACATGCGCCTGAATCAGACCAGCTATGAAGGCTGGGTTAAACGCTAGATAAACTCCGTTTACCCATCCCGTGGGGTGATTCCAATCAACCTTAAGCGTCAGTTTCTCATAAAAAATCTGAGCTAAGACTGGGAATCTTGAGATGAGGTAAGCAATGGAGAAATTGATTTTCTCCTGAGCTATCCGCAGCGTTTTTGCCTTGGTTTCTTCATCCATAAAAAACTCCATTCAAAAGGGCGTAATTGCCCATTGAGGGCACTGGAAATCAATACCCTCTAGCGCAACACGCTATGTTTACAATGGTTAATTAAGTAAACTTAGGAAGCTGATGGTCTTCGAGAAAAGCATCCACCTGAACTTCTACTTCGTCCGCTTGGATCTCTTCAATAAACTCTTCGTCTGCACCTTCCCTAAGTTGTTTGATAACTTCTTTCTGCATTTCCAGAATATGCCTTGCCTTCATAAGCAGAGCCTCTTCGCTATTACACTCTTGGAGAGGTTTAGTATCAGGCTCATATTCTAAAGGCGCATTCACCATACCCTTTAGCTCAGCTAACTTTGTAAGTAGCTTGGTCTTGGTATAGTTGTAATGCATTAAGCTTTCTTTTCTTAAAAACTCATGAATCAGTTCGATTTTATGAGTGTTGCTTTGAATCATAAAATACCCTCCTTTGGGATAACATTTTTCTTTTTGTAATATTCGAAATCCACGACCTTCATACGTCCTCTGCTTAAGATTCGCTTGAACGTATCAGGCTTTAAGACTTCGTCATTTACCCACATCGCCCCAGTAAACTCATCATGCCCCATAGGTCTTTGGAAATAGACCACGACTTCAGAACAATCAGTCCCACCGCTATTGCGAACACTTCCCTGTTCACGTGTTTCGATGACAACCTGCATATTCTCTGTCACCTGGATGCGTGTGTATTGTACCTCACCTTCAGTAAGGATAACGATATCACCTTCATTTGGATTTGGGTGCTTCTTCACCGACATTTGCTGCCTCCAATACAATAGGACGCCATTTTTCAATGATTTCCTGTTTTAAATGATCTTGAGAAGAGTCATCCAATTTCCCTTCCCAATACATAACCGCATAACCCACTATCTCTTTGACAGTAGAGTTGTGAAGCATTGCCTGAATACAAGCACTCAACATTTGTTTTTCCTGATCCATAAATCTCCTTAATTCAAAGTTATCTAATTCGGTTTGTTCACTCACTGTAATCATGAGTCTCCTTATGAAGGGTTATCCTTAAAGAAACAGAAAGGTTTTAGGGTTGAAGTTTTCAGCTTCTTCCATAAAAACCTTCTCTTGAATCTCACAATAACCATCATACTCAAGATCATTATCGATGAATGAGTCAAGACGATCATGTATTATCTGAGCATTTTTCTGATCACGGAAAACATAGGTGTCTACGCCATGCCTATGCTCCCATACAACTACCCATATTTTTTTCATAATTACTCCAACTTCATGGTTAATTGATTGGGGTCATACTCACAATATTCAGGTAGTGGTGGGGCGAACTGTTTTTTCAGCTCGTCAAGCCACACCTGATATGGGTAGTAGTTCCTCATAGTGAACGGATAGAACTTTAAGCTGACAAACTTTCGGGCTTCATCGAATTTACCCTCTTCCACCAGCTTAATCACTCTTGCATCCGTTTTTGCTTCAGTGATAGTTGCTTTCGCAAGATCACGCCAAGTTTCTTTAGCCATTTTGTACACGGGTTTTTTCTATCATTTTTTCGAAAGCCCTACGTGTTATGTAAAGTTTTCTGTTTGGTCTAAACGCTTCCAATTTGCCTTCATTTATCCATCTTCTTACAGTATGTGGTGTTACTTTAAGTTCTGAAGAAATGCTTTGGACAGTGTTAAAATCTTTCATCTTAGACTCCATTCTTTAATGGGAAATAACGACATGGCGTCCATTGCCTATCGTAATTTTCTAATCTGTCGGAGAATATCGCTCCTTTCCAACTTTTCGCACTTAACATTGAGTCAGTCCAAACTAGGATTTTGTCTGACTTCATAATGTTTTTAATTTCAAGTGCGTAAAGTTTTCCATTGCGATCCACAACAGCGTATTTAAGTGATAATGACCTATCCAAGATAGTCATTCATCCTCCTCCTGTTCATCCATTTTTTCGTATGCGCCCCAATCCTCATGCGCTGTAATCCAACCTAGCAAGTGATCCTTGGTGGCCCTTGCTCGCTGTTCAGCATCAGCACAACCATAATCATTCGCGATTTCACGCAGTTGATCTTCAGTCATGTTGCACAAGACATTAAGCCTGTTAATATTTTTTTGAAGCGGTGAGACTAATGGGAGAGAACGCATTGCGTCACTCGTCATCATACGTCCTTGCGCATCAGCCAAAATATTTAAATCGTTCACAAAATCTCCTTACCGGCTACGAGATTCATGATTTCTGCTGCTTCAGCATACGTCCCTGCGACTGCAAGTTTGATCCTTGCGCCACTAAACGGGTCTATGGAAGCTTCACGCTCTGCCTGTATTGAACCAACAAGCTTTGTTTGGCATTTGAAAGCTCGATCAATCTCAGTACTTGCACCATAAGATTGACCAACATGGACTTGCCAATTTCCTGAATGCGCTTTTTCGTCTTCAATAAAACGTCCTTGCGAATCGACGCCATTTTTCGCTAATACAAGAAAGCAAGCTTCTATGCTGGCAACTAATCCATTGATGTCTTTTAAAGCACTTTGAATCTCAGGATTATTGTCAACGTACTCAGATTTTAGCTTATCGATATTATGCGATCTTTGATTAAGCGCTAAAGTTGTCCTACCTTCAACCAACTGATCAAATTCCTTTAATAGAATCTTTGTGTGACCCTGATTCAGCTTTTTGTCACGATCAGTAGGGATCTGGGCTAAGGCGTTTTGGGTTTGTTCTGAAACCATTAATTCTGTACTCATAATAAACTCCATATTTAGGATTTAGGGTTACGGCTTAACTAACAGCCAGTGGGAGCACTCTTGAGGAATGCTCCCTAAGCCTGTCAGTTCATGTCATGTCTAATCTGAATCTCATTCAGCTTGAGCAAGACATCGTCTGTCTGGTCTTTGATGATCTCACGAGATAGCTGACCACCATCAAGAATGTCTTCTTTGGTGATTGTGCCATTCATCGTTATTTCTTTGAGATCTCTATGGACTTCAGCAAGATCAGGGTCATCGTCAAAATTAAAACCTTCAAACCCGATGGTTTTGTCATTCAACGCTTCGATCATGGTTTCGTGAAACACAGCGTAACCATCCACTCTAACCTTGCCCTCTTTGAGCATTGACTTGTTAACCTTGCCCACAACGTCTTGGAGGATTTGGATAAACTTTTTCTTGTATAATTTACCTTGGGAATCAGCTTCAGCTTTTGCACTATCATGCAAACGCTTTTTCATTTCCTTAGGCAAGTCATCCATCTTCAACCATGTAGACGCTGCTGGGAGGCACTCAATACTAAAATCCATGCTTATCTCTCTTCTGACTTCTTCAGCAGATTTGTAATGTCCACTAATATCGTTCCAGATTTTTGAGTAAACACGCCTAGCATTATCAAATTGCTGAGGATATAAATCCTTGAAAAAGACATCTGCTAGTTGAGCTATGCCATGCTGTCGATCACGCATCAAATCATCCCATGCTTTGCCATCTGGTGTGCCTAAACCCGCAAGGTGTCTGGCACTCAGAATGTCAACATTTGGAATACCTGAAGGAATAACACGCTGGTTGTGTAGAGAACGCGTCTTCCTCAAATGAGACAAAATGGGCTGGTATGATTCTTTGGTGAACATCCAGATAGTCCGCTCAGACGTTGCATCCCCGTTATCAAACGTATCAGGGATTTCGTCATTATTGAGCTTAGAAGCAACATTTTGTTTCAACTTAATCTTATGCTTCGTGTTGTGAGTAAAAAGACTCACACGTGCAGCAGCCTCCATAAGTTGTTTGTGCTTCTTTTTAAGTATATCAGTCATATCATACAACTCCTTTGTAGATAATTAACCATTTTCAGACTAAATTACGCAGCCTGCTTGAAAGTATCGATCTTGTGATACTTCTGTTTGAACTCGACATATCCTGAGTCTGGGTCACAAAGAATGGATTCAATTCCTTTATTCCTTTTAGCTGACCCTTCCAGGTTTTTAGCAAACACAATAGGAAGCTCAGGTGAAAACTGGGTTAATCTCCCGATCCATTTGAATATTTCACGAGAAGTCTTAGCTTTGAAATGCATCCCAGTCGACAGCGCCCCAATCGCCATGTACAAAATCCCCATGCGATAAGACCCGTCTTCAGGTAAAGGAGCATTATCCCCATCAGCCTTTACAGCGTTATAATCAATCTCCTGCTTTAGAAGCTTTAGCGTTTGAATAAATTCTTCTGCTGGGCCTGGGCCTATACACCCATGAGCCATTGGCTTGAAGACGAAATCATACGCTTCTTGTCCTAAATATTGACAAGTAAGGAAGATTTTGGAGAAATACTCGACTGACCGGTTGGTAGAATACGCATAATCTTCCTGCTTGATACGCTCGGTATCGAGAGTATTCATCAAGCTAGGCCGGTTTGACAGCCAACTGGCTATACTGGAGTTGACACCCTTTGGACAATCCCAATCAGGTATCTTTGTAAGATCGATTGGAATGTCTCCTGGGTAGAGCTTGAAGTCTTGCTGAGCAAGTTCAGCCCATGAAATAGCACAGCGCCCACCATCAGACATCTGACCATGCATTTCAGCTAAACACCCATCATCCAAGTAAATCCAGCACCTCCTGTTAGCCTCTGCTGGTGTAGCCTTATCCCCAAGACCTTTGTGGCGTGACATATTATCAGAACATATCTGACTCCATCCATCACCAAGATAATGCTCACCAATCCTACGCTCAGCAAGAGATTGCATGATTGCTTTACGGATGTCTTTACCACCCATAAAGTATTCTGACCAATTGACCATACCAACGCCTTTCTCAGGATACATAGCAAAGCGTTTGGTTGTTGTGTAGGCTCTATCCTTATTTAAATAGGGATGATCTGGCCCAGCTACTCCATCATCAAAGAGACCTTTAATGTCAATCCCTTCATGTTGAGCAGCCCTGATGTCGGCATTACCGAAGTTACGATAATGTTCCCAGTCAGCACACTGCTCACGGAATGCTTCGGTTACAGTCACTGCCATACCATCTTTTCCTTGACCAGGAGCAGACAAAGTATGCAGGTTAGTCCTTGCACCGTGATTAACAACCATCGCTGCCATGGCTTCCCAATGGTCAACGTGATAATAGTCTTCTATTGACATAGAAAAACTCCATATTTGTATAAAAAAGAGCAAAAGCGCTCACGCACTAACTCAGAGATTAGAGTTAGCGCAAGACTACCTCTTGGGAAGTAGCCTTAGGGAACTCTAATTCCGTTTAATAGCCATTTCTTTCAGCTCGGATTCCGAAACATCAAAGAGATATTGCATGTTCTCAATGATGTTTTTCCGAAGTGAATCAGTCTGGTTAAGCCTCGTCCAAGAATAACCATCCAACTTGGGCTTAGGCTTTTGAGTTGCTGTGTCTTTGTACTTAGGAGTATTTCTGACGGCAGCATCCATTGTCTTCTGATCTTCAGAACGCAGGAGATCAAAAGTACTTTGAATCACATAACGAGCTTCTATTGTTAATTCAGCCATATTACATCCATTGTATGTAATGGTTAATTATTGACATATATTACTCTTGCTTAGTAATACATGTAAAGGATAATTAGTAGTTGCGGGGAGAACTGCTGTCCGATTGCCTGTCCTCCCCTATACTCTATGTGGGAGTATTACTACGCTTGCCCTGTCCTATATGGTGTCCTCAAATAGGATGGGGCTTGCTGGTTGAGGTGGGAGTACATCGATTTTATTACCCTGTGCAAGGTAATCTTCGATTGCACTTTGTATTTCTGAATCATGAGATTTCACTGACTCAAAATTCTGTACATAACTTTCCCAGAATTTCTTAATAGCCTGTGCTACTGAGACCTCGATGGATTCGTGATGATATCCAGTGTCAGGGTCGTATGATTCATTGAAGAATTGACTCGCCAACTGCATGATTTCATCACGTACCATTTTTGAATTCATGCCAGTACGATTAACCAACAGAGTAATAATACCTTCCTCTGCCTTCTTACCATCACCCTGGTTGATAGTAGTAAGACTGGTTAACGTGTGATAGCCCATTGCATCACCCTCAAACGTGAAACCTTCGAACAATTTGTCCACAACCTCAGGGTCTGAGTAGATCTGCATTCCCTGTTCGGCTTCAATAGCTTGAGCAGTGATTTTGGCTGTTGTTGTACCGAGTCGTGCTTCGTCAAAAGCACTCATTTTGTTTTCAGTCATAATAACTCCATGTCTGAATCGCTGGAATAACCCAGCATTTTGGTGACGGAATAGCCACCTACACTGGGATGTAAACAATTAACCATTTACACCCCAGTTAAGCTAACTACTCACATGTAATCGTGGTAAGAAGGATCGCATAACTCACAACCTCCACCAGGACATAATTCATGTCTCATAGCACGTATATGAGTAAAATCATCCCGTATCATTTCATCTTTTTTGCTTATTCTTGATGAAAGATGGGTGGTTTTATCCAGTAGTCGTGTTAACAGCCTTTCTGAACTTACGTCACTCGGATTTTCATGCTCCGAATGAACTTTAAATTCAACACTGAAAACATGCGTGTACATGACTTCACGGCTACTCATAAAGCCTCCTTCCCTAGAAGCTCTCGAGTACGAGTTATCACGAGCTTAACGGCAGACACCTTTTTCTCGACTTTTTTGATGCAGTCTTTGATGAAATTGCTGTCGCCTTTATTATCTTTTAATAACTTTTTATTGGTCTTGAGATCAGACTCATAGTTATTTAAAGACTTCTCATGACGCTCCAATGCGCTCTCCCGTCTGCGCTTCTTGGCTTTCCAGCCGTTGCGCTTGTTTGGCTTTGGGCCAATGTTTTTCTTCACGCAGCCTCCTTGACGTTGATAACACCTTTAGTTGTGTAATCCTGCATCTTGTAAACTTTGGCTGTAACCTTAGTTTTAGATGCCATCAGACGACGATACGCAGCACTACCTTGGGCATTGGTAGGTATCCCAGAGACACCACGACCTCTTAAAGCCATAGCACCTCGGTTACACTGCAAAGAAAAACGATCTATTGTTGTCATAATAGACTCCATGTTATGCCTTGATTGGCATGGGCGTTATTGCCCCAAGTAGGCACTCGTGAGAATGCCCACTAAGGACTAACGACTACTGTCCAACTTAGGACTGCTGATTGTGATCGTATCCCTGTTCATAAATGGGATGACGCACTTATTGCAGAACAAGATGCTAGTGTGCATCTCAAGCACACCTCCATCTGTGTTCCCATCAGCATTCTTCAAGATTTGAACAGTATCTGATTTATATTTGACACTTTTCTCTGTCTTGCAGACAAAGCACTTGCGATGTCCTTCAACATTCAAAATCTCATAGAACTCTTGACGATTCATACTCATCTCCTTCCTATGAGGTAAACAAGACACCCAATCGCAAGCAATTGGATGACAAACAGAACGATTGTTAGCTCAAGACTCATAAGACCTCCAAATCTTCCAAAAACTTCTCAGTCTTGGACTTCAGAGGTTTCACGCTCTTCATTGCTTCATTGAACTCATCGCTATCCACTGTGATAAACGCAATCTCTGGCCTGAGCATGTTCAGCTCTCTCCACTGTGAATCGAGCCTTTCGATTTCACCATCGATGCTCTTGCGCTTGTCCGCAGAACGGGTGTGTTCTTTGGATTTACTCAAGCGCTTTTGCTCACGCTCATTCGCCTTGATCTGGCGTCTTAATGATTTCGCCATACAACTCCTTGATTTAATTGACGATTCAAGTTCATGCGCGCAACTCCCTATGAGTCGCTGTTAAACGCATCACTCAACCGACCAAAAAAAAAGGGGACAAGCCGAAGCCTGTCCCCAGAATGCTTAGCTTAACCTGCCAAGTCTTTTACCTGTTGCTACCCAACGATTCTCGTTGTAAACCTCGGACTCTTTCTTCATGAGTTTCCGAGCTTCAGCGATCTCGTCAGGAGATATGCCAGCCTTTTCAGCGAGCTTCATGAACTCACCTGCGTCCTTGCAGGCCATGATGTCCTCGACTGCACGCGACTGGCACGCACTGAGCTGGTAAGACGCACGCATCTCTACGAGACCCTGGCTGAGAAGCCCACGCTCTCCAAACTTCGTTTGGCGGAGCTTGTTGTCCTCAACGCTCGCATTGTGCTTGCTAAGCGCCATCGAGCGCTCGAGAATCTCGCGCACTACGTCCACGTACTCCGGTGTGTCTGTGCCACCAGACGCAAGGACTGCGTCGAAAGCGTGTCCGAAGGACTCGGGCGCTTGTAGTGGCTCAGTGGTCACGCGCAGGAAGTCAAGACGACCTGTGGACTCGCTGACCTGTGCCTGACGAGTGGAACGATGCGCGCGCAGGATTGCGCGTCTTTCTTGTGCTGAATACATAACGACTCCTTATGTGGGAGTGTGCGCTGCGCTTGTGGTGAACACCTGCTGACATGGCAACGCTGAACGTAGCTGGTGCTGTCACCATCATCCCATGACCCCAGAATTAAGCCTCGCTTAGCACTGTACCGAAGGTAGCCGGCAATCACGGACGCAGACACACATCGTGTTCGCTCAAGACCCCCCCCACCCGTCACACGCATACCCACCCAATATATATATGGGACTCCTAGTCAAACGTACCCCACCCCATTTTTATAGAATTACCTCCCCTAAAATTGGCTAACCCCCCTATTTCCAACGGTGAATCACACTTGCAATTATCCGTATTGGTTGTATTGTATGTAATTAACCATTACCAACAATATTAAGCAAGACTTATTTATGGAGTTCTGGATCAAGTACGCAAAAATCCTCCCGAATTGGGAGTTGGGCAGGAAGACTCATGGTGTTCGTCACTCAGAGCCAGATTTGAAATATTTTAAGAATGAAGAGGATATGTATGAGTTCCTATCAGAGATAGCCAACGGGTTTATTATTCTCGACAGGTCAGAACGTGCCTGAGAATCGCCTTACTTTCGAAAGATTTGCTTATTTTAAGGATTACATAAGGCCCACAGGGTATGTGCAAAAAGTCCCATACAATTGGTATCGGTGCTCTTGTGGCAATAAAACGGCTGTAAGAAAGGGTCTTGCAGGGTTGCATATATTCTCATGTGGTTGTTTGAGGCGTGAGACGAGAATAAGGATGAATGCAGAAGGCAATCGTGGGCCTGGAGGCTGTCGTCCAAAGAATGGTGTAAGAGCGCCAGCACACAATAAGGGCAAAATATATGTGAAGGATAACCCCCCAGGAGAGAAATATGTAACCCCAGAGCGCCATGATGCGATGTATTACGGGTTAGAAGGAGAAGTCCACTCTCTACGGGTTAGGGAAGCGCCCAATAAGGGCAAGAAATTCATCGATGGGAAATATGTATGACTGAGACTATATGTGAGAAAGCAAATCGTCTGGTTGGTGGGGAGAGGCAGTGGAGCTATGACCATCCTTGGGATAACTGCTCCAAGATCGCAAAAATGTGGAGTGCTTTACTGAATATAGAGGTAGAGCCTCGTCAAGTCGCCATGTGCATGATCGCAGTAAAGCTCTCAAGAGAGGCACATAGGCACAAGGAAGACAATCTGGTGGATATTGCGGGTTACGCCCAGGTTGCTGCATTAGCTCAACACCCGCCTAAAAAGGAAGGTCAAAATGGCAGGAATAATGGTGGGAAACAAGTTTTACCCAAGCAAAGAAGCAGTAAAAAAAGTGATAAGGGGAATAGTAAGTAGCGTTAAGTTGGAAGAGCCTCTTCATGGTAAAAACCATGATTTTATTTATGAGATATTTAAAATGCACTCAGAAGCTCATATAAAAGGGAAAGCTGGGATTGATCACTTTTTCGTAAGAGAAAACAAGCGATATGGAGGTACTACCAAGGGGCTTTGGCTAAAAACTCCAGACGGCAAGGAGATTGACTTTAGCTGGGTTGATGCACTAACACCTAAGACGCGTAGACAAAAGGTTATGTACGCTATGAGGGGAGCAATACAAGAACAGCTTTACCAAAAAAAGAGATTTCATTTTAAAGGTAATAAATTCCCAAGGTGTGAACTTTCAGGAGTCCCGATTACGTTCACGAATTGTGACTGCCATCACATAAAGCCTTTATATGATATTATCGTAGAATTCCTTAATGAGGATTATGTTGGCCTTCATATAGGGTCTAAAGGTGATTGGGATGCAGTACATATCGACTCAAAAGCATGCGAGGCTCAATTCGGAGATTACCTTACAGACAAGGTATTTAAGAAAATGTGGCAGTCTTACCATAAAGAACATGCGTCATTGGTTATAATACATAGAAGAAAACATCAGTCTTTTCCTAAACAGGCAAAATATGAAACAGAAAATTGTCGCAGTTAACCAGAAAAAGCAAAAAACTAAGACAAATCTTGCCTTATTGAAGGTGGATTATGAGGGTGGAATTATGACCCGTGCTGAAATTGCAGAGAAGCATGGGATTAATAAGAGCACCCTGTATCGTCATGCCGTCAATAACACATGGCAGTTCGGTAAGAATCAGGAAAAAGCATTAACAGCAATGCAGACAGCCATGGTGAGGCGTTTAGGGGAGCGCAGAGCTGAGGTGAATGACCAGCATTTAGTAGAATTAAATGAGATTAAAGAGGATTTGTTCAAAGCTACTGAAATAAAGGAGGTCAAAATCCTATCGGATAAAACTGAAGCTTTACTGAAGATCATACGTGGTGAGCGTTTAGCTCTGGGACTCCCCAGCGATTACAAATATGTCGAGCAGAAGAACGAGACGACGTTTAAAGTCGAGGATGCTTTAAGGGAACTGGATACAATTAATGGGGATTATACAGAAGTGAGTGATGATGCTTCACTCCCGGCATAACGGTAGATGAACGGAAGATCAGACTCTCTGGTATGTATTTTTGTAAGTGTTTGAAGGGAAGATAAAGTGGAGCACCAGATTTTGAGTCTGGCGTGTCTACCAGTTTCACCACCTCGGCAGGAAGTGTTTACAAGGGTATAAGGTTGTCATTTCTTCTTTGACGGAAGATCAACGGAAGATCGCCATTGTAATTCATCCAAAGCCTTCTTGTTTTCGAGGCTTTTAGAGTTGGCGTATTTTCGGGTTGTTGTAACATCTTTGTGTCTCAAGATCCCCTGCACTGTCACTATGTTAATTCCGTTTTTTAGTAGTCTTGTGCAAACAGTGGCCCGTATCCCGTGAACTGGTTTCGGGATTTCAGTCATTCCTATGTCTTTAGCGTGCTGTTTTATAGCACGAGCGACATCTGCTGACCGCTTATAAGCCCTATCTCCTCTACCATTGTCACAAAACCAACGCTCATGTTCACCTCTCGAGGATAAATCCTCAAGAAGAAACTTGTAGAGAGCTTCAGATATATCAATACCCCCGTCCTCACGGTTGCCTTTTATACTAAAACCCTTCTTTTCACGGAGCAATAGACTGCGATCCCCCAGTTTAATGTCCTGAAGGCGTAGGTAGAATATCTCAGAGCAGCGCATTCCAGTTTCCATAGCCACCACAAAAACCCTTAATTGAGCCAAGCGATGAAATCTATACCTGAAATGCGCCTTTGCGTTGGAGATGCTTAAGACGATTTTCTCTATAATAGAGTAAAGCTCGTCTTCTGTGTAAATTCGCGGGTCTTTTTGGGTAACTTTTGGGAATTTAATGAAAGGTCGGTGCTCAAGAAGCTTCGCCTCGACACAAAACCCAAAAAATGCCCTTAATTGCCTTAATTGCGAGTGAACTGTCGCTTTTGCAAGACCCTTTTTCTCCAGAACTCTTCGGTAACTTAGAGTTTCTCGTATAGATATTTCCTCCAGTTTGACGTTACCCGTCACTTTAAGGAATCTTCTTCCCGTTAACTCGTATAGCTCGAGAGTTCTGGGGTCTTCAATGCTCTCATACCATAAATTGAGAGCTTCTTTTACTCTGGTATCTCCAAGTCCTGGTCGTCTAGGCTTGTTTTGCAAACGTGCAGCAACAGCTTCCCATCTCGAGATAAGGTAATCGTAATCCTCCTCTGGACATTCACTGTATGTTGCGATAACCCGCCTAGAAGCTCTTTTATCGGGGTCTTCACTGGAACGGAAATACCCAATCCAAGCCTTGTCCCTTTGGTCATACCCCCAAAGCTTTCTTGGAGTCGGCATGTTCGTCCATAAATTTGGTCACTGTAGCCTTGATATACTCTTGGGTAAGAGCGATGTGCGAATGACCTAATAATTTCTGAAGTCTTCTGACGTTTTTATTGATTTGAATTGAGAGTGATTCTTCAAGCCCACAATCGCTTTCAAGCATCTGTCTTAAATGTCGGTAAGTAAGCATAACCTTCCCTTTATATTTATTATTAATAATATATAAACAGTATATATAAGGATTTTACCTCAATCCGTCCCGCAACCTGCGTGGAGCCTTGCAAACACTAATGTCTGCTTATACTGAGGTGTCCTGTGAGGTGTACCGTGAAGTCTGGGAAGTGTTGTAACTACTTACCCTGCTGTGTCCCGTGTGCTGTCCCGCTTTGAATCGGTCTATTCAGCCTTGTTGGTGAGTTAAATATAACTTAATATTTAAGTGTTTTAAGCGCAACCCCCCAAAAATAGTTAATTGTTGACAAAGGACATATGAAGGGTCATAAGTGGAATAACTTCTTAAGGAGGTTTCGTGTTAAGACAAAAGAAAGCGGGAAGATTTACTCGAGGAAAAAGGAAAGGTATGAGACCAGCAGGGAAGAAGACTACGATGAACAAACAGGAGTCGAATTATGCGACTCATCTGAGACACTTAACGGAGACCTCACAGATCGTTGACTGGATGTACGAGCCTTTTGGGTTAAGGCTTGCCCAGCATCGATGTCACTACCACCCTGACTTTTTTGTCACCTACGAAGACCATTTCGAGGTACACGAAGTCAAAGCCTATTCTAAGAAAACTGGGAAGCCACGTTGGGAAGACGACGCAATCATTAAGTTCAAGGTAGCAGCGAACTTATTCCCCTATTGGAAATTTAAGATTGTCTACTTCAACAGCGTCAAGCAACTCTGGGAAGAACTCGAATTCTAAAACGTCTTATCTGGAGTTAATGAAACGACTCCAAGACCATGAGACTTATTTCCAGTATTGTTTAAAAATTCAGGAGTTCGGGACTAAAAACCTTATCCCGTTCTCCATGAATCCCATCCAAAAGATTCTACACTCCGTTGCCCAAAAGCAGTCTCAAGAACAAGAACAGGTAAGGATTATTGTCCTTAAAGCCCGTCGTGCAGGGATTTCGACCTATATTCAGGCTCGAATGTTCAAGTACGCTGCCACGAACTTCAATAAAAGGTGTCATATTACAACGCACAGTAAAGACACCACCCAGGAGATGTTCAACATGGCAAGGATGTACTCTGAAAACTATCCCAAGCATATCAAGCCAGATATGTACTATTCAGGAAAATCCGAGATGTGGTGGGGTGCTAAAGATGGTGGAGGGTTGAATTCAGCCTATTCTCTGTCAACAGTCGAGGGATCGGAAGTGCGTGGGGCTGCTATTGATATGCTTCACTGCTCCGAGGTCGCAAGTTGGGGGAATAGAGCAAGAGAATATGCAACAGGTTTAATGAATTGTGTGGTGACTGGTCATAACACAGAAATTTGGATCGAAAGCACAGCTCAGGGTGTTGGCAACTTTTTTTATAAGGAATATTGGAGAGCGGATAAAGGAGAGTCTGCGTTTCAGACAGTATTCTTTCCCTGGTATATGATGCGTGAATACAAAATGGACTTTGTCGATGACAATGAAAAAGACAAGTTTATGGATTCACTTGGGAAGGAGGAAAGATATGGAGGTAAAGAGGAAAGGGATTTAATTGAAAGATCGGTTTCTTTTGACACTGAAGACGGTGAAGTAAGGTTTGCGGTAACTCCTGAGAACATGAAGTGGAGACGCTACATGATTGACGGGAACTGCCAGGGCGACCTTAATATCTTCCACCAGGAATACCCCAGCTATGCTCGTGAAGCATTTGTCGCTTCTGGTCGGAGTGCATTTGACAGCAATGCCCTTTCTCAGATGTATTTTGAATCAGAAGAATTCCGCAAGCTTGTCCCTGGACGGAAGTTTGCCGTGCCTGTTAATGAGTTTAAGGACGTTCACGGCATGAGTGGGATGCGTTATTACTTAGACCCGAACAAGGATGCTGAATTTATGGTGTGGAATCCCCCTCGTGATGGGAGGCAATACCGGATTGGGGTCGATGTTGCCGAGGGTATTCTTGTAGATGGGAAGAGTGATTTCAGTGTGGTAACTGTCATGGATACTGAAGCTTATGAGGAAGTCGCAACTTGGTCTGGTAAGATCGATCCCGACCTATTGGCTTGGGTTTGTACAACAATAGCTCGTTGGTACAAAAACGCCTTATTATGTGTGGAAAACAACAACCACGGGTTAGTTACCTTAAAATTCCTTCAACAGATTCACCATTACGACAATCTGTATATGGAAAAAGCCCTCGATGAGAAGGGACAACGGACAAAGAAAAAGTTGGGATTTAGTACTAATCTTCGGACAAGACCCTTAATTCTCGACCATCTTCGCCAGCTTATAAGAGAAAGAGTTCTTGTAGTACACTCAAAAGAAACAATTGATGAGCTTCAGACTTTCGTAATACATCCTAATGGTAAAGAAGCAGCGCAAGCGGGATCGCACGATGACAGAGTTATGTCTTTAGCACTTGCTTGCTACATGATTCACATGTACCCGTTTGAAGAAACACAGCCTTCTTACTTCCCGACAACCAGGGGTGGAAATAGAGAAATATATGTAGGGGCTTGACAGGATTTGAAAAAATGGTTAATTGTAAACATATTGCTCTTACGAGCACTCACAGCCCTTGGAGGCTTCCCCTGACCTTCCCCCTCTAAGGGCTGTACCAATGCAAAGATATACGCCCAAACACTGGTGGCCTGGGGATGAAAGGGATTTTATAAGGTCGTTAAAGGATGTCGGTAATTTTGGGCTAGATCCTGAGATATGTTTAACAGGGTACATAAAGTCTTTTAAGAAGCGGAAAAAGTGGAATACCAAAACCACCCCAGAAGACATTCAGGAATTTTACGATTTAGCAGTTCAAACTTTAGCATCCTATAGAGAGGAGCAGAAAATATGGCAGAAGAAGAAGTAAAGGAAGAATCCTCTGAAGAGGAAAAGCCTAAAGCTAAGCCTAAAGCTAAAAAATCGGAGCCTGTTGTTAAGGCAAAGAGTCTTGGCCCAGGCGTAATTGGGCCTAAGACAGAGACAATGCTGACAATGCGCGAAAAACAGAAAACTAGCGCAGCCAAGTTAACCACTCGAATGACCACTATGGCAGACAAGAATCGATTATGAGTGACAACAAGACCCATGTAAAAAGACCTAAATCGACCATGTATGCTGCTAATGAAGCTTTAGAAGAGGGAATTCAAGGTCTAAAAGGTCAAAGCGTCAAAAAGAAAGGCGCTAAAAAGCCAAGAAAGAATACCCAAATAAAAGGTATGAATGGTTTAAGCATTAACAATACTTCGCCTTACAAATGGGAAGGAGAAAAATGAGCTACGGAAAAATGCCTAAACAGCCTAAACCGCCTAAGCGTTAATGGAATGCAGTTTTTGTCATAAAGTAAACGCCATGATTCCTTGTCATGGACATTACCACTGTACTGCGTGTGGTAAGGCGAATTTTGAATGCTGTGACGGGGAACAAGCACAAAACAAGGAAACCGAAAAAGATGTGGTATTTACAACAGAATGAGCAAGGGACGCAGTTTTGGGATAATTATATTCATCCTGAATGTTTTGTACTGGCTAGTTGTGTTGATTCGCCTATCAGACATAAACAATAGATGGCTGAAGACTATCAGACCCAATTCCAGTTAACTCCTGACGACGAAGACCCAGGACTAATTCCTGATACGTTGGGTAGTATTGTTCAGAATCTTTTTAGAGATGCTGCTGACTACCGAAGCGACGTTGAGGATATTTGGAGAAATGCGTGGAATGCCTATCGAGGCGAGTTCCCCGATGTTTCGTCTGGTGCTGTCGAGTTAGCAAAAAAGAGGGGCATCTATGTAAATCTGACACGTAGAAAATGTCAGGAAGCCCGAGTCAAGCTGGTGAACTCCATTATGGAGAATGGGAAAATCCCTTTCAGTATTACACCAAGTAGACGACCACGTTTCATTTCTCCCGATATTGCTCAAATGCCTGACCCAATCCAAGAGGTCGACCGCAGGGCATACAACATGGAGCAAACCATCAGGGATTATCTCGATAAAAGCGATTACCAATCTACCTTGGTAAAGGTGATCAATGAGATGACGATTTATGGGACGGGCTGCGCTAAATCCATCGTCTTAAAGCAGATCGACTATCCGGTTTACAAAACAGTTAATGCTGACCCGTTACTCCGACAAATTGAAGAAATTGCTGAGTCAGAACTCGTCCCGCATGTGGAATGGGTTTCTATTTGGGATGTTTTCCCTAGTCCTGGTGCTTTCTCTAAGTTGGACATGGATTACGTGGTACAAAGAAGCTATTTCTCAGCACAGGAACTCCGACAACTCGCCCAAAGAAGTGCAGGCCGAATAGACCAAAGCTTGATTGAGCAATGTATTGAATTAGGCGAAGGGCTTATTTCAGGGTCATCCAATAGTGACTCACCTGCCAGAGACATTAACTCCGCATATCATTCGAAAAAATACGAAGTCCTTGAGCTTTGGCATCGAGGTCTAGGTCGTGAGGACTTATCCCAGTTTATGGATCTGCCCGAAGGAGCACCAGCACACATACCTGTGTGTATTACTGTTCTTGGGAATAAAGTGATTCAGGCCATGGTTAACCCTTTTGAGGGTAGACTTCCTTTTGACTTTTCTTACTGGCAACAAGCTGAGGATTCAGTCTGGGGTACAGGTATATATGAAGCGATTCGTGACGACCAAAGCATGATGAACTTCATATATGGAATGTATGTCGAGGGCAAAACGATGGCGTGTCAGCCTATGGTCGCAATTAACCCAAATGCCTTTGATGCGTCTCAAGACGATTTCACTGAAGTCCACCCAGGAAAGTTATGGCGGGTTAAATCAGGTGAAAATGTAAATGACGTTTTTAAGCCTGTTGTTGTACCAGACGTAACAAACGGGTTGGCAGATTTGATTAAGATTATAGAACGCAATACTGACCTTTCTTCAGGTCAAGTCCCGATAGGGATGGGGTCTGGATCTTCTTACCAAACCAAAACAGCAACTGGGATGACGATTCTTGATCAAAACTCTCAGAGACTCACCCTTTCTGTGGTTAGATCGCTGAATGAGTTAATCACCAAGAACATCACAGCAATCTACCACTGGTTGATGGCAGATTCCCAAGACCCCTCTCTAAAAGGTGACTACGAGTGTAAAGCGAACAGTTACAAAATGTTCATGTCTCGGGAGATCAACAACCAGCAGATATTAGAGTTTCTTGGGGTTGTAGGTCAAAACCCAGAGATGCGTGAATATGTGAATTTTTCAAAGCTTGTTCACCCATTAAAGATGGGGCTTGGGCTAGATGTCGATGGTTTGATAAGAACTGACGAGGAACTAGCGCAGATGCGTCAGATGGGTCAACAGCAGGCAGCCCAGCAAATGCAAATGGAAGCTGCGATAGAAGTCGATAAAGAAAACGCGAAAGCTCTGACTGATGAGAAGAAGAGCTTATCTGAAGATATTAGGAAGGCTATTACGCAAGAGCGGATAGCTAAAATTAAAGAGGGAATTGTCCCTGAAACCGATATTGCTGATGAAATGGCTGAAACCAGCGTCCTTCTCCAAGAGCAAATCCAAGGAGCCTTTGGAAACCCCGAAGATCCCTACGGAGGAGCCAGTGAAGGGCAACCTGGAGTTTCTCCTGAGCTTGAGGGAGGACAGCAGATACCGCCAGCTAACGACGTTAATCAAGCGACGGCTGCGTGACAAAGAGGGAAAACTCGCTGAGAAAACCCTCGCCACAACGCAGAACATCGCTCGATTTAATACTCTCATAGGAGAGATTCGAGAACTCAGGCAGTTGCTTGACCTCGAAGATTTCTTGAGAGAATCATTAACCTTTCATTCTGATCTTTGATATGGAAGAGATTTTGGCAGAAACCAACGAAGAGCAGCCTCAAGAAGCACCTGCTCAAGTAGATGTAGACTGGCAAAAGAGATACAACGACCTTCGACCTCAATATGACCGCACAGTTACTGATATGCGGAAAGCTGAGCAGGAGGCAACCGAGCAGAGATTGCGGAACCTGGAACTTCAGCAGGAGCTTCAGCAAAGACCCACGCAAGCTCAAGAAGTGGAAAAATCTTTAACCGAGGACGATTTCTATACAGATAAAGTCCGACAGGCGATAAGTGATTTCCCAGAAATAGCTGACGCTACAAAAGCAATGATCGCTTTTGAGACTCAGAAGTTACAGCGAGGTAGAGACTCTGAACGAGTAGAACTGACAAATCAGATCCAAGCTCTTGAAGCGAGGAATGAATCCCTTGAACGAAGGGTAGAGTCAACTCAGGCAAATTCAGCTCTAAGTTCGCGTCTAGGCTCGAATGTATGGCCTGCATTAGCTGACCATGAAGCATTTGTGACATGGGTAAACCAAGATCGAATGCGTGTTTGGCAAATGAGAAATGGCGAATTAAACCACAAGGTTGATTGTGTCAACGCATTTCTGGCAACCCCAGAAGGACAGCAGTTTACTGGAAACTATGTCCCGCAACAGGAGGTCAGAAGACAGGATGTCCAGGGCATTATGGGAGGCCAGCCCCCAGTAGCCCCACAAGGACAAAGTAATTTATCAGGGCAGGCACTTTGGGATGCTATCCCAGAATATAAAGTAGAATAGTCTTCATCCTCATTGGGTGAAGATACAATTTTAACCATCTACCTAATGAGGTATTTATGGTAATGAGTGCGTATAACAACGAAGTTACGACTCACAGTCGAGGTGGAACGGGGCAATTAACTGCTGCTGCCACTATGAAATATGGGTCTCTTTCAGAGGCCGACGGATTTACTATCCAAAAAAAGTTCTTAGCCATCGCAAAGCGAAACATGGTGTTCGCAAGATTCGCTCAAAAAGAGACAAAGTCCCAGAACGACGGATTGGAAGTGCGGTGGCGCAGATACGAGAAGTTCACCCTTCCGTTAGTCCCTCTCGCAGAAGGCTTAAAGCCACCAGCGGATTCTTTGACGCAGACTACTATTAAATGCAAATTGCATCAGTATGGTAGTTATGTAAATACCACAGACGTACTTGTGGCTGCTGCAACTGACCCTGTAATCAATCAAATCGTCGAGCGCCAGAGTATCCAGGCTGCGGAATTGATGGATTACCTCAGTTACCTGCATTTCCGCACAGGAACTCAGGCTGCTTATGCGGGATTCTCAACAGGTACTACCGCAAATGACGGTACTGCTGCTGCTGCTCGATATGAGGTCAATCGAACTATTGGTAATACAATGGGACGAAGATCAACTGTGGGTAGTGGAACAGATGAAGGAACTGCTACTTCGACAGAGCTTTTGGATATTGCTATCCGAACTCTCGAGAATAACGAAGCAACCAAGATTGCTAAAATCGTAAAGCCTTCGGCAAGTTACGATACCAGTGCAATTCCTGATTCATATTTTGCTGTATGTCACCCCGACCTTCGGCAGGATATTGAAGACCTTCCTGGCTTTGTCCCTTACCAGAAGTACGCTAATGGCGGGATGCAAAGCATGAATGGTGAGCTTGGTGCAGTTGGGTTGATCCGCTTCATCATGACCACTCAGGCTTCTCCTTTTGGATTTGATCCAGATGGAACTGAGCGTAAAAGCACAGACATCAGCATTACTCAGGGAGCTGATTATGTCGCTGGTTTTGAGAATGATGATTCTCCGACTCGCCCAGCAGCCTCCAGTGCTTTACCGGCTTATAGTGATGTCGCAATGGATGTTGCGAACAAGCCATATGGTGAAACCGGAAATGCCGTTTTCGGCACTTCTGGAACTGTGGCAGGTGAATTAGGAGCAGACATGGCTGCTAACGCTGGATCTGGTGCTAGAAATGCCGGTCATACTCTAATTACACACCGCCCAGGTGGGTCTGGCTCAAATTATTACGCGAAGGTTTATCCCGTAATCATTTTTGCATCCGACTGTGTGGGTTGTGTATCCCTAAGCGGGTTTGACTCTGTCATTCCTAAGGTGGTAATGCCACAGCCTGCGGTTACAGACCCCCTTGGGCAGTCTGGAAGTGTTGGCTGGAAGTCCTGGTATGCTTGCAAAATCTTGCAGGAAAACTGGATTTACAGGCTAGAGGTTGGCTGTTCGTCACTCGGCTAACAAATTTGAGGGATGGGAACCACAAGTTCCTGTCCCTACTTTTATTAGGGAATCAAAGGTTTCTGTTTTAACATCAGAAGCCCTTTCCGATCCCGACACAGGGATGCTCTGTTCTTCTATGTCGATGAAGATCAGGTTGCATCAGGATTTTGTCCCAGAAAAGGTAAATGTAATCATTGCAGAGCCTTTTGAAGGGATAGATTTAAAAATAGCAATAGGGAGACTTGCTGGGAGGCATGGTGACGAGACATTTTACCTTGATTGGACAGATGCCAATGAGGTGGAGTTGTTTCATCAAAACCCCGCAAAAACCTTCCTTGAGCCTGGGGGTAACGGAGATGTTGTTTTGAATCTTCGTGTTGTTGGGGAATCCCCACCAGCCTCGGGTTTAATTTATTACTTTATAAAAAGCAGGAAAAAATGGCAGTAGCAGGTGGATTAATATCTTCAGGTACTCACGGGGACGTTATCCGTGGAGATCATGTACAAACTGGTGGCAAGCTAAATACTTTTAAACGTGCAGGTACAGAGCCGGCAATGGTACTGGGAAGAGGCCAAGCTCCACCCGAAGGATGGGCAGTTATTGTGCTTGGTTTTGGAGACGATCAATCCGAAATGGGGCCATTAACTGTTTCTTTTAGGGATTGGACTATATCTATTCCGAGAAACGTCAGAGTCGCTGTCCCAAGAGGACATTTCAGCAACCTTTTAGGCTCAACTGAGACACGATACTTCCAGCCTCATGATGGCGCTCAACTGGTTGGGTACGATGTACATCGATACCCCATGCAAATCTTGCAGTGGCCTAAGGGATTTGGCAGACGAGTGAATGAGGAACAGGAAAAATCTAAAGCAAGGTATGATAAAATTGAGGTAGAATAATGCCCATTGACGTTGTCGAAGCAAGAAACAGGGTAAAAGGGTTTCTTCAGGACAACACCTATACGCGTTGGACTAAGCATGAATTAAACATGTACCTTCAGCAGGCTGCTGAGGAGTTTGTTCGTCGTGTAGGGTTTCCTATAGTTTCTGTAGCAAGAACAACGTCTGCGTATTCAAGTCTGGTCTTTGCAGATACTCAAGGATATACCGCAGGTGAAACCATAACGGGGGCGACGACAGGAACTACCGCAACTGTTTACGATTCCCCTGATACCCTCCAAATCCGTTATTCTTCTGCTTCTGGAGTTGGCTTTGAAAAAGGCGAACAAATAACAGGAGCATCCAGTGGATATTCTGCTTTAAATGTATCTCATCTACCAAACTATGAGTTGGATTTGCCTGAAACTATAGGGCAGGTCACTCATGTTGAAGCAGATGGGAGAGAAGTCCCAATACTTACAGAATCAGAAATGCGGTATATGGCTGCATCAGGAGGGCTTTGGGATGTTGCAGACACGAATCTTACGACCACAAGGATTTTTGGGACAACGAGTTCTTTAGCACCTAAATGGAGAGAAACCACAGGGAGTTTAAGAGCTGTTGTTCTTACCTCTTCTACTTCTGACAAGTTCAGACTCTACCCTGCACCTTCTGGATCACAGCAATTAGTGATATATGGGGTTTACAGACCGCTTCACGCATCCGACATAATTCCTTATCAATTCGTCACTACAGGCGTGACAACGAAATCTTTAGAATATCCTGAGTACCAATACTCACCAGGGTCTACTACTCAATTTATTTCAGATGATGAGGGGCTTAGCTATCTTTTAAGTGAAGATTCAAGCAATCTCACATTATACAGTGGGACTACTGCTTCAACTGTATACCCATTGAGAAGAGGTGCTGACTTTAGGACTGAATATAATATTGATCGTACATACATGGATGTACTGGTTTATGGTGCATTGGAGAAAGCTTACTTAAAAGAACACGATCTTAGAAATGTAGAGAAAGCAGATTATTTTAGGGTCAGAAAAGAAGGCATGACTCAGGAAGCATTAAGAAATGAGGCCTTAAATTCAGCCTCAATTTCTGGTGGGGTTAATTATAATCGTCTAAAAGTTAGACTGAAAGCGAAGTAATGGCAGTAGCACTTAAAATACGAAGAGGGACAACTACCGAGCATTCCTCGTTTGTAGGTGAAGAGGGTGAAATTACAATTGAAATACCCGTAGATGGGAGTGGTAATAAAATTTACGGTAACACCTCAAATCCCTGGACACTTAAGGTGCATGACGGGCAAACTTCTGGTGGGCATCCGTTGATTGCGGGTAGTTCGCCATCTTTCAGTAACCCTACTATCAATCTTACCTCAGAATCATCTGGAGGAACTATCGATCTCCAACAAGATTACAGAACACGAGCCATAAAAATGGCTATCGGGATAGGATCTGGGGATTTTTAATGAATAATTAACCATTGTTGACATATGGCTGAATTACTAAATAGGCATTACGCAAACGGGGTTGGAACTACTGGGTCTACAGTCTTCACAGCTCCTGCACACTCATCCTCAGGAACAATCAACCGATCTGTTGTGTGCAGTATGGTTGTCTGCAACACACATACTGCTGATGTCACTGTTGATGCAGTGGTAACACCTGCTGGGACAACTACAGAAATAAGCATTTTAAAAAATGTGATCATTAAAGCAGGGAACTCTTTAGAAGGAATTCAGTCGAGGCTGTTTCTGCAACATAACGGCACAAATGCAGACACCCTTAAAGTTATTTGCAACACAGGGTCTCATGTAGATGTCTTGGTGAGCACTTTAGAAGGAGTAAACTAATGCCACGCTGGTTAGGTAGCCAAAGCATAAAAAATCTTTCCCAAGAAGCTGCGGATTCCCAAAGTGCTGCTTCGACTTCAGAATCGAATGCTGCGTTATCTGCTCAATCAGCATCAGATTCAGCCGGTTTAGCTTTAGGTTATAAAAACGC